TGTATATCGACCGCGTGGTTACTTCTGGGACTGTTGATGAAACCGCTAGCCGGTCAATCTCAATGGAAGCTGTGTTGACTTCAGCCAGCTACTCAGTGAACCCGGATGACGCCCAATCTATTGAGATTGCTTTCCGCCCATCTGCTGCGCCTACCTTTGATTTGGCCAAGACCTGATTGTTTGCTGTTGGTTTGTTTGCCCCTGGCTTGCGCTGGGGGTTTTTTCATGAGTAGTATCTGTTTACTGTTTCTGAGTTTTTATGTCTTCCAGTGCAAGTGGACGCGCACTTGATCGGCTTAAAAAAGCTGCGAACCTGACACCAGTCAAGCGCATCGTAGTCCTGAGCAACGGTGAAGAGTTTGTTTTTTGGTCAACCCCTTTGACCATGGCAGAGCGTGAAAGGGCACAGAAACAAGCTGGCTCAGACGATGCCAATCAATACGCCCTGCAGTTGCTGGTCAACAAGGCAACCGATGAAAATGGTCAGCGTATGTTCAAGGCTGGTGAACTTGCTGAGTTGAAAAATGATGTCCGTGACGAAGACCTACAGGCTTTGATGGTTGCCTTGATCACTGGTGAAGGCAACGTCACAGAGGAAGAGTCAAAAAACTAAAGCAGCTCTTTAAGGATGATTGGCCTTTGAGGGTTCGTATGCGTTTGGCCCGTGAGTTGGGTTATACGCTTGCTGAACTCTCCAACAGAATGTCCCGTGAAGAGCTTCAGCTTTGGTGCTTGCTGTTTGAGGTAGAGGCCCAGGAAGAACAGGAGATGCGCCGCAAAGCCAAGCGGCGGTAGACTTCAGGCAACACGGCGGGAATCTTGTGGCTGGCCAGGTTGTTGTCGAACTTACCGCTGCAGATAAAGTCTCCGGTGTTCTCGACAGGATTAACGGGGCGGCAAAAAGGCTTGACCAAGGTGTCCGGGGAGCTACACAAAAAGTCCGTAAAAGCTTTGCCGGGATTCAGGGCCAAGCTGTGAAACTACAAAGCGTCTTCGTTTCACTTGGCGCTGCTGCCGCCGTCAAAGGGTTTGCGCAAGCCGGTATTGAGGCAGATAGAACTGCAAAACGGCTTAAGTTTTTGGGTGATCAGTTTGGGGAAACCGCAAAGCTTCAGGAGTTTTCTGCGGAAGCAGCCAAGCGGTTCACCTTGGGGCAAACAGATGCCGCAAACGCTGTCGCTGATCTGTTTGGCCGCTTGCGCCCGATGGGTGTGTCCATGGAAGACATTGAAACTGTTTTCAATGGTGTGAACGTCGCCGCAAAGCAAATGAGCTTGAGCACGGCAGATGTTGAGGGCGTGATGCTGCAGCTGAGTCAAGCCTTAGGTTCCGGCAAGCTACAAGGCGATGAGTTCAGAAGCATCATGGAGCGCCTGCCAAAAATTGGTCAGGCAGTAGCAAAATCAATGGGTGTGACTGTTGGTGAGCTAAAAAATCTGAGCAGCCAAGGAAAACTAACTACAGAAGAAATTATCAAAGCGTTGAAAGGCATTGAAGACCAAGGCTTCCCTGAAGCAGATGGCGCCGCACAGTTCAGCAAGGCAATGAAAGATCTTGCGACAACTATTGGGCAAAAGCTGACACCAGTTATTGATCCTGTGCTGAAAATGATTGCAGGACTTGTCAATAAGTTTGTCGAACTGCCTGAGCCTGTTCAGGCTGCTGTAATCGGTTTTACAGCTGTTGCCGGTGCCTTTGCCATCATTGGTCCGTTGTTGCCTGTCATTGCTGGCGGCCTTGCCGCAATCGTGGCGGTGCTGACTGGGCCTGTTGGCATAGTTGCTGCGATCGCTGGTGTTGTTGCTGCCTTTGTTGCCATGAAAGGCTCCTCTGAAGAAGCTAAAGAGCCTATGTCACAAGTAAATGATGAGGCAGGGAAAACCAAAGCCGCCATTGAAGCAGCCGCACGCGCAAAACAAGAGTTTGTCAACAAAACAGAGGCACATATCCGCTCACTTGAACAAGAAACATCAATTATCAAGCAGCAGGAAGCAGCATTTGAGAACTCTCTAAAAGTAACTGACGCCAGGCTTGATGCAGAATCTGCTATCAACGATATGCAGCATAAAGCCCTAGAGATTGCTTACGAGCAAGCTGGGTCCGCTGGTGAACGCTTGAAGATTGCTAGGGAAATTTTCAACAATGAATTGCAGGGCGCAAAAATTGCGTTTAAGCAAACGTTGAACAGCATCAAAGCTGAACAACAACGGCTCGTTTTCCGTAAGCAGGCGGCTGTGATTGAAGCAAAAATGATTCAGGCGCAAGGTGAACTCGCTGCAGCAAAAGAAAAAGACAATGAGAAAGCAGCACTTATCCTCCAAAAAACACAAAAAGCCGTCCAAGTCCAAAGAGAAAACATTGGACTTATTGACGACCAGATTGTATCTCAATCCAAAATTGCAGGTTTCCAGAGGCAGGCCGCTGAAGCACAGCTTGAGTCAGCGCGGATGACTGCAGAGCAAAACCTCAAGCAAAGGCTGGTAAGCAAAGAAATTGGTATGAGTCAGCAAGGGGCAAATCGTTTGACCGGCAGCATTGGTGAAGGGCACACGCAATCTATGAATCTTGAAGGCTCGGTCAGGCGTGTAGGAGACAATGCCAGAAGCACTTCGCACATGTTCATTCAAGTTTCAAACAATGCCAATAATGCCGCTAACCAAATCACTCGGGCTGCTATCGCGCAAGAAAGGCTCAATAGGGCCAGAGTCCGTCAGAGCAGTTCGCGCTCATCGTCAACTACCCGCCAGGCAGCTGAAGGCGCTTACTGGAAAGGCGGTTTCCAGGCCTTTGCCCGTGGCGGTGTTGTAAACGGCCCGACGCTTGGCTTGGTCGGTGAAGGTGGAGAGCCTGAATACATCATCCCGCAAAGCAAAGCAGCTGGGTTCGCTGCCAACTTCCTTGCAGGGCAGCGTGGAGCTGGTGCGATCCCAGGGTTTGCAGAAGGCGGCTACGCGACGCCAAACGTCAACATCCAAACCGGCCCAGTCACGCAAATGGATGGCACCAACTATGTGACCACACAAGAAATGACAAAGGCCGTGAAGGCTGGCGTTCAGCAAACGTTGCAAGTTTTGAGGCGTGATATTAGTGTTCGCGGTGGGCTGGGGCTGTCCTGATGGCTAATTACGACATCATGACTTTTTTGGAGTATTACGCTGATCGCGCCAGCGTTTTTGATAGCAGTACAAGCAAGCGCACGCCTACAAACCAGTGGCAAAATTTCTATCAGGTTAAACAGCAACTCAGCACCGACAATGAGTCTGACGGCGATTATTTGTATCTGGCATTTGACTGTGATGGTTTCAGCTCAACTGCGGCAGCGGCTATCGGTGACCTGAGGGTTGAGCTTGCAGCAACAGCGCAAATTGTTGACATCACAAACACAGCTATCGCGGCAGACAATTTGATCATCGCCTCCCTGTATATCCAAAATGCGGGGAACGATAGTTTTCACGCAGGAAGCGCTCAACAAATCAGCCGTTACATCGGCAGCATTGAGGAAGCTTCTTTGTCAGATGAAACAGTGGAATGGACCGTAAACCCTGCAATCAATAAACTAAACCCGCAGGTGCCTACTCGTGTGGTGACAGAAGACATGATGGGGAGGTTTTTACCGAGATGAATATTCTTGGCCCTGAAGAGTTTTTACTTGGCGTCGAGTTTCAGGTGACTTGCAGCGACGGCAGCGTTTATGAAAATGTTGTGTGGAAGTATTGCTCTGACTCTGTTCTGCGATGGTTCAAGACTGATGGGACACAGGTCACCGGCATTGTCTCAATCTCTGAGGGCGTTATGGTGACTCACCACTACCTTTTGCACCAAGCTATGGCTGACTGCCAGGAGGAACGCTGATGCCAAAATTTATCCCCTATCAAAAAGGCAAGAGAGCCCCTGCATCTGGTGCGATTGATTTCAACAGCTCACCAGAAAACAAAAAACAGCCATACGGCAACGTTGATAAAGATCAAAAAATTGCTAACGCAGGCGATGTCATCCCTTTAGTTTTTTGCAAACGTGTGAGCAATATTGGCGGAACATGGATTCAGCCATCCTTATTGAAAGCTGGAGTCCGTGACTTAAATAGTTCTCAGTCTTTTGCGATCAATCAGGGGCAAATGATTGGTACTCCACAGACGCATCGGATTTATATGGGTCTGCGCAACCTCAGGATGTTGGCAACCCGATCCGGAACAACAGCAGTGACCGTTACCGCGAATCATCGGTTTGTAAGTGCTGCAACGTATGCCTCAGCTAAAAACACATGTCCTTACCCGGATGATGGTGCAAGCGGAATGATTTATTGCGGCGTGGACAACTATACCTTTTTTGAGCCTCTTCACAAAGCTGTTGTTGATCAGCGCCACAATGATAGAAACATTTTGAGGATTGGAGATTTTTACAACTTCAAAACAATAACAAGGGGCATTGGAGATACTAATAACACTGTCTTTACTGCCAGAGGCAATGATACAATCTTGTTTGATAATGAAACAGGCAATGACATTACGGCAAACTTTCGCGCTTTCTTTGTTGGTGGGGTTATCACAAGCTTTGACTACAATTCCCGTCTAAATACATCCGCTCCGTTCAATATTATTGGCGGGCACCCTGTCGGGACTATCCGAGAAGGTTTCTATGCCGTAGACAACAGCGGCAACGAAGATAGGGATTACTTGATAGAAAGGACAGCATCAGCTCAGAAACTTTTTAGCTCAGGTGACGAAGGCGACACCCTTAATTTTTCTTGCTCGGCTGTCAACAGCCAAAGGAACACAAGTGAGCCAGCTGATGAAAGTGGTGCTTTGCTAGGCGTACAAACTCAAATGTTCGTAAGTACGCGCCGCGATCCTAGTGCATATCCTTCAACAGATGATTTCTCTTCCTTTGCGGATATCACGCTGCTGCAAATAACAAGCAACGCATTTCTTGATTTCACAGAAGGCGGCACCCTTCCCGATGATTACAAGCAGATCTATGTTTATTACGAGGAAGGTGTTTCTGTCACAAAATACAGCGCAGGCTTGAGCGGTGGCAGCTATACCACAGGGTCATCCAATCAGTTTGTTGATCTTGCTTTGCACCTTTTCAGCATGGTCAAGCGCTCAAGTGACGGCATTGCTGAGTTAGCGCAACCTGTAAAGCTCTCAAACTTGCAGGCCGTTGGAACATTCTGTTCAACTTACAATATGTTCTTCAACGGCGTTCTCGACCAACCCTACAACCTGATTGAATATATCACGGACATAAGTCCATTCTTTTTGCTTGGCTTTTTGAGCAATGGCGGTCGTTATGAGTTCAGCCCATTGCTGCCTGTGAATGGAAGTAACGCCATTGATGTAACCGCATTGACACCAGCGGCCACCTTTAATGAGACTGACATTTTGGCGGGCTCGTACACCAAAACCTATACCCCAGCGGAAGAACGTAGAGACACCATTGTCAATGTTACTTATCGGAATGTAAGCCCCACAGCTATTGCAACTCCTGTGGGTGTGATGGTTCGCTTTAGTGCTACTGCAGATGATGCTCCGGTTGTTAGTTTTGACATGAGTGAGTTCTGCACTACAAAATCACACGCCACAAGGTTTGCAAAATATGAGCTAGCCAGGCGTAAGCATTCAACCCACATGGTCACGTTTGAAACTGCGCTTGACACAAACGGCCTTAAGGCAACAGATATCGTGAAAATCCAGCGCACAAGAATCAATAGCGTTGGTGATAACCGCACCGAGACTGACCATTACCAAATCACTTCAATCACACACAGCACTGACGGAACCACTTCGTTTGAAGCCATGCACTTCCCCTTAAATGGTTCCAACATTGCTACGATCAGCTCAGAAGTTGTAAGCGGTAGTTTTAGGGAGACAGCAAGCTGATGGCTACTTTCCCCGCACTAACGCCAAACGCCAGGAGTCTTTCTCTTGGCGATACGCCTCAGGTGATCCATAAAGCCGCAAGCGGTGCAAACGTGCGGTTCAGGTATGGCGCAAACCACCTAGACCAAGTTTTATCTCTCACTTTCAACGCAATCACAGAATCTGATTTGAACCTGATATATGCACACTACAAAGGGCAGGAGGGTGATCTGATCGCTTTTGACCTTCCGTCAACCGTTTGGTCTGGCTACACGACAGTGCCTATTTCTGCTTCTACTTTTGATTGGCGCTATGCGGGGGCCTTTAGTGTTTCGCCAGCTGCTGCGCCTGGGCGTTTCAATCTAGAAGTAGAATTGGTCAGCGTTGTGAAGTGAGATGAGCACGTTCCCGGCGTTAGCACCCACAACCCGCACCTACACGCCAGGTAGCGTTCCTTATCAGACAAAGCAGTCAACTTCTGGTACGCAGTACGGATTCAGGCGCGGCAACCGCCGCATCTCTCAAACGCTTGAGCTGACGTTTTCGCATCTGACTCAAGCAAATATGCTCCTGATCAAAGATCACTACTTCGACCGGGACGGAACGTTTGACCTTTTTTACCTGACAGCCGCTATCTGGGGGGATTATGAAACGCCACCAGTGAATCTGATTTCAGATTT